AATAATTCAAAAGTATTTGTTGTAGGATTTTTTACGGTGTAAACTGCAGCTGCGACAGCAGAAGTAGAATTAATTAACCAAGCACCACCTGATAATGTTATTTGTTGTCCTTCTTTAAATCCGTGAGAGTTTAATGTAACAATTCCTGGATTTGAAACTGAAATACTTGTAACTGTCGTATTTCTTGTTGTTGAAATAGATTGAACATAACCTATAGCACCTGAAGTTCCGCCTGTTATTTTTTCTCCATTTGTAAATGCTGGGTTTGTTTGTACATTTAAATGTGTAAACATTTCTATATCTAATAGATAATGTTTATAAATTGCACTTGTTAATGCTGAACTTGAAAATACGTTTGCACTGGCCGTTCCATTGTTTAATTCGAATCCTCTTGACTTAGCACGACCAATTTGTGGAACTGTAACACCAACTGTAGATTGTTGCGTACCTCTAACTGAAGTTGCTGTATCATATAAATTAACATTTTTAAATGCTTCAACATCACCTGATACAAAAGTTATATCAGGAGAACCATAAACGTTTGTAACGTTTACATAATTTTCTACATCAAATCTAGTATTAAAATTATTTTGAGTATCAAAATCTCTTGCTTTATCTACATCCAAAAATGTTGTGCCTAATGTTTCAATTTCATAACCTTTAACATATGCTTTTCCAGGCCCTAAACCTGCAGCTAATTTTGTTTCAACACCACCATTACCTGATGTGTAGATACCTCTATTTGTTCCTGAAATTAAATGTTCTCTTACATCTAAATCAAATTCTCTTACTGTATAATCACCTGATTCATCATACGTTCTTCTTGCTAATGTATCTTCTAATATACTATATTCAGTAGAACGAACTTGGTTTAATCTTATACCATTTGATAATCTTAATAATTCAACAAAGTCAGAATCATCCGTAGAAGTTAATGTTCTTTTTGCTAATGTTAAATCGATTTTAAATCTATGAGCGCCTGGTGCATTTAAATTTGAAGAACCTTGAGCATTATCTACTAAAGATGTATCATCATTTGAAGTAATAAAAGATTCTGTAATTGTTAAACCAACTCTATAACTAGGTGTGTTTGTATATTTGTCTAATATTAGTGTTTGTGCAGCTACTGAAACGTGAAATCCATTAATATAGTAAACACCAGCTGCAATATTTGCTGCTGAACCTGTTGCTGTTGAATTTACTACAGCAGTAGCAAGAACTGTGGGGTTACCAATTATTCTAGCTTGTATTGTTTCGCCATTTGTAAAAACTAAAGTTGTATTATTTGTTCCTGTTTTATTATACTTAACATATAAAGTATCTGGATCTGTTCCGTCTGTTGCAACAGCATTAACACAAATACCTACAACACCTGAAGTAACACCTGTAATTTGTTTACCAACATATTCTGTTACATTAGCATAAGTTTTAGATGTTAATTTAACAGCGTAATAATCTAAATCAAAACCAATTTCTCCTGGAATAACCATAGCACCTTTTTCAAAGATGTGGTCTGATAATCTTTCAATTTGATTTTGAAGAATTGTTTGTGATTGTGTTAACTCTCTGGCCTGAACTGCAAAGGCTGGTCTAAAAAGTATTCTATGAAATTTCTTCGACTCAGCGTAGTCATCAAAGTAAGGTGAGAGGTTAAAGTCTGTTGGACTTGGCATAATTCTCCCTAAAACTCAATTACTAATTTAATATTTTCAGTTTGGTCTGAAGCTCTTGTTATTGGTGCTCTGTTTTCAATGTATAAAACATCGCCTTTATGTCTATCTAATTCTGTATCTTTATAACCATTAGTAAATGTAATTTGATCAGCAGTTTCACTTGCAACAGCACTAGGTGTACCTGTAGCTCCTGAAGTTTGACCTGTAATTACATTTGCACCACTAAATGCTGTACGATTACCATTGCTGTCAACACCCTCATCATTAAATCTTGTTTGTATGTAATGTAATATTCTGTTTGTTGAATCCCATTCTACAACTTTACCTACAGCACCTGTTGTTGATTGATTTATTTCTTCATCTATTAAAAAAGTTCCTGGTGTAGGAGAAGCAGCAAATCTTACCGCTTTAGTTGCTCTTAATGTTGTAGCAGAAGCTGCAGAACCTCCTGAAAAAGGGTTTCTGATTAATACTATTCTTCTAAAATCGTTTTCTGCTGTAAAGTCGCCTGTATTTGTAGATTCTGTTCCTTCTAAACTTATATTTAACATTACGAAAAATCCACCTAATTGTTTTACTGCATCAAATCCGTGACCGTCTTTTGGTGGTATAATTACGTCTATTTCAGCACCAGTTAATCCTGTTGCTCCTGCTGATACTATATCAGCGTTTCGTATATAAGCAATAGTATAACCTGTTCCAGCATTTGTAATAGTTACAGAAGTTACAGATCCTCCTGATACTGTGACTGAAACTGTTCCTGAAGAACCATCTCCTCTTACAGCAATACCTGTAAATGTTCCGTTTGTACCGCCTGTACCAGCTGATTTAATTTTTACAATGTTAATTGCACCGTCAACAGCAGCAGATGAAACTGTAGAATTAGTTTCAACGGCCATAAAATCTGTTGATAAGAAATTTGATTGTTGAGCAGCAGATAAAGTGTACATATATTTCCACTTATATCCGTCAGCAGTTGTTAAAACTGATGTTGATGTTCCTGTTGGTTCAACGGTTGAAGCAGCATTGTTATTATTATCTAAACATTTATAAACGTTTCTTGCAGTTGTTAATACATAAAATGTAGCATCAAATAAAGTTGTTGCACCACTATTTGATGTTTGAATTGTTGTTGTGCCTGTAATACGATTACCATAATCGTGTCTGTAATAGTCGTAAACTGTAGATGTTACCCAATTTCTTCTCGGTATAACATATGAAACGTCTGATGATGTAATTTTTTTAACTGCCAATAAATCATCAAAAGTATTAAATTCTTCTATAATACTATCTGCTGGTGTAATTGCAGCTGAGTCTGTACCTTGATTTTCTGTTCTTAAATCACCTCTTGTTTGTGTAGCGAAAGCTTGAGGTCGGCCGATACCTAGGTAATAAGTTTCTGGTGATGCTTCTGAAAATGACTCGCTAAATTGTTCAGCGTTGTTTATTCTAAATTTATTTGTTATAATTGCTGGCATAGTTTTTAGTTTCTTTTGTTATATTTATACGACATTTTTATAAGTACCTTACTATAATAGCTGCCGATCCTGCTGGTGCTGTTGCGAAAGTCAATGTTGTTCCTGATATAGTATAATCTGTTGTTGGTCTTAAACAAGAACCATTAACAAATACTAATAAATCGTCTACGTTTCTACCACTATTTATTGTAAAATTAACTGTTGAACCATCACCTGTGGCCGTTTCTGTTATATTTCCTATAACTATTTTGCCTGCCATTGCTGAATGATTTTGACATACGTAATAAATTGTTGTACTTAAATTAGAAGGAACTTCGTAATATAAAGTTCCTGATTCTTTTAATAAAGCAGCAGATCCTGTGGTAACAGCTCCTGTTAAAGAAATATGTGTTAATCCTGTTGTATATGGACTACCTGAAGCATAAGCTCCTGAAACTGTTTGTAAATGAAAAGGATGTCCTGAAGTTGATAATTTAAAAGCATAAGAATGTCCTGGTTTTAAATATATTGTAGGATTATTTCCTGAATAATGTGAGTTAAATAGATAAGCACTTGAACCTGAAGTTGTTACATCAATTTGTGAGGAAGCTTTGATATAATCTCCTGCACCAGGAACAAATTTTCCTGATGTACTGTTCCAAACTAAACTATGCCCACCCAAAGGAGCAACAGTAACTAGATCAACATCTGTAAATAAATTAATACTAGAGTTTTCAGTTGCAATTTCATTCCAACTACCTGAGTCTGCAAAGTAAGCTTTTGTAGTACCATTTGTAGTAGCAAAAGCTCCAGCATAAGTTGTAGCATTTGGCAGTCCAGCAAAGTTTACAAAATTAAATCTTATTTTATTTCCTTGACCTGTAGTATCTATTACACCTGTGCCTGTTAAAGATAAATTTGCTATAGAAGTAGTTGCTGCCGCACCTAGCGTAATAGTATTTGACCCAATTGAAACGGATGAATTTACTAATTGTGTATTTGATATACCACCTGATTTAATTGTAACATCACCGCTTGTAACCGTAAAACTATTAGTATTAAATGTTGCAACACCAGCATTTGATGAAGTTGCTAATTCAGCAGAAATAGTTAATGAACTTGCACCTACTGTGGTATTAATTCCTTCACCTGCTAAAAATTCTAATTTACCACCTAATGATGTTGAATTTACAGTTGATGATTCATCTGAAAATTGTATGAAAGGATTTGCTAAATTTGCATTTGTAATTCCTGCCGCACCATTTAAATTTGTATTTGTAAGACCTGATATAGTATTACTTGCAGCTGAAATAGTTTTATTTGACACTATATTACTTGATGTGGTTGTAAGAACTGTATTATCTAAATTTATTGTAATTGTATCACCGCCACTCACCGTTGTTGTAATACCTGCATTACTTAAAACTTTTAAAGTGCCACCTAAAGGAATAGATATTAATGATGAGGTATCGTCTGCAAATTTTATTAATGGATTTGTTAAAGAAGAATTACCAATGTTTGATAAAGTATTATTTGAACCACTAATTGTTTTATTTGTTAAAGTAATTGAATTGTTAGTTGTAACTAGTGATGTAACACCTGATAATAAATTTAATTCTGTTGGTGTAGATGTAAGTGTTATAGATGTACCATTACCTAACGCATTATATAATTCTAAAAAATTAGCATTGATATAACCGCCGGCAGTACGTAAATTTGTACCTGTTCCGTCATTTGCTACTGCACCTAAACTAATTGTTTGTTTTGCCATTGATTAATCTTTCTCTATATTTATAATCATTTTAAGGTGTTGTATCATCAAAAGTTATAGGATTTCCATCTGTGTCTAAAATTTGGTCAAATGTAACAACCGTATTATCAAACTGATTAAACGGTGCAATTATATAAATTTCACAAGGTATTGTTAATTTTGTTTTAACTGATCTACCCAAATCGGTAGAACACAACAAAAGTGTATTATCCTGTCCGTCCAAAGATGATCTTGTGCCAAAAGTTAAATTTGAACCTAATTCAGCAATTGAATAGTTAGTATTCACGGTTCTACTAAATGTTCTTAAAGCTTCTCTATTAATAGTCGCATAACGTGGACCGGCATAACCAAATCCTTGTGCAATTGTTACACCATTAATGTTTCCTCTTACACGTGAAAGATATTGAATACCAATAGGAACTCTTAAAAGTGTTACATCTCTTGTTGATGAACTAAAAGGAGAAATTGTGGAAGTATTTAAATCAGCAGCCACACCTACTTTAGGCGTAGCTCTTAAACTTGTACCATCATCAATTGTTCCTAATCTTCTACCAAATATTGTAGAAAATAATGTATTTACAATTGATAAGAATGGATCTTCTAAAACTCCTGAAACAGCACCAATAACAGGTGTTGATATGCGAGCATTTAATCTTGTTTCAATATCAACTTGTCCTTCAAAATAAAAACCAGAAGTGTGCATTGTTTTTTTAAAATCATCTCGCCAATCTGCAATAGAACGACCTACTTTTATAACATAAGAAAAATCTTGATAGTATAAACTATCTTGTATATTCATTGTATTTTCAGAAACAAATCCATCTTCGTTTATAAAACGGCCATCTAAATTTGCAACAGCACCTACTGTTAATGTGGCAGTTGTACCATCTAATTTTGTAATTGTAGCTGAACCTGAAGAACCTGTAACAACACTATTTAAATTTATTGTGCCAGAATTATTTTTTAATATTAATAATCCTCTTGCCGAATCAAAACTTACAACAGTAGCTGTAACTCCTCCTGTTATAGAAACAGTTGTATTTGCCACAAAAGTTCCTATTACACTTGTTACAATACAGTTTTTGAAAAAATTAAGCACAGGTGGCGTTGGTGCTAATTGATGATTGATTCCTAATTCAACTAAATTTAAATCTAATACTCTACCTATTTCATCTCCATAAGCTTTTAAAATTGCATTTATACCACCTGATGTAATTGAAACTGTGGGTAGCGATGTATAACCTAAACCTTTATTATATAAAAATATATCTGTTATATCACCAATATCTGTGCCAGACTCTTGTACAAATTTATCTCCAAAATAAGTATCATTTTGCGTGGTAGCTTCTTCTAATACTATATGATCTTCTGTTGAACTTGTACTATCTTCAGGTGTAAATCCTCCATTAACAACTGAAATAAATCCTGCTGCACCTGCACCATTTGTATTTGTATTTGTAAAAACTAAATCATCACCAATAGAATAACCGGCGCCAGGATTATCTATAACTATTTCTGTAACACCACCTGAACCAATAGTTTTAGTTTGAATGATTGATCCTTCACCACCACCTGTAACTGTTACAGGTTCAACAGTAGAATGTAAAGAACCATCATTAGTAATTACTTTCGAAACGGGTATACCTGTAATAGTAGCTTTAATTAAGTTATCATCTTGATCGTTTGATGTTCCTTGTATTTCTTCACCAACACTAAAAGTTCCATTAATACTATCTGAATTTAAAACAAATTCCGAAACACTTGAAGTACCAATTAAAAAAATTGTTACACTTTCAACTATAGCCGTTGCATCTGAAGTTGAACCTGTTATTGTTCTACCAACTAATTCTGAAGTGTTTCCAGTAGGATTAATTACTCTTAAAACTTTATTTGTTGTAAATTTACCATCAGACACTCGTAATATTTGTTCACGTGGATAAAATGTTTGAGATACCTCATTAAACAATAATCTAAAAAAAGTTTCGTGTCCTACTTTAGTACCTTTAGTTTGATATAATGATTTAATATTTTTAATTAAATTTCTTTTATTAACACTTGTATTTAAATTTTCAGGTAATGTAGTTAAAAATTCATTTCTAAATTGTGTTAAAAAATTTGATATTGCTTTATCAGGATCTCTAAAGTTTAATAACTCTTGTATATTGTTTACAGGATTAGGTCTATAATTATTAATTATAGCACTAGCACTAGAAGATAATCCTAAAATTGTTTCACCTAATATAAATTTATCTTGAGCTACAATGAACAATCTATTATTGTTTAAATCTTCCGTAAGTACTGTAGAAGTAGCTTTAGATGTTTGACCTTGTATAATTTCTCCTCTAGTAAATTTACCAAAAGAAGAACTTTCTAATAGTATTTTATCTCCTTCATCTAAAGGTGTAATATCTGAATCTATACGAGAACCATCTAATAATAATTTATTATCTTGTCCTGTTTGTGTTTCTAATTGTATACCATCTGTTGTTTGCACAGAAGTTACCGATAATTCGGCAGCTTCCATAAATGTATAATATGTTTTTAAAAATTGTAAAAATTTAGGATGATTGTCAAGTACAAAATCAGGTACTTGTGAACCTATAAGACTTGAAAGTTTGTCTTTAAATGTAGCCATATTAATTAATAGCTAGTTGCTGTTGAGTAACCTATACCTGCGTCTGCTGAACCTCCTACAAAAGTATCTGGTTCAACTGTAACTGAAGAATTAGCAACGTCAATTTCCACTATTTGATCTCTTACTGGAATTATATCATTTGAATTAGGTTTAACTGTTAATTCAATTACTGTAGAAACCGCACCTCTAATATTTTCAACAGTTGTAATATTTAAAGATGTTAATGTAATTTGTCCTGTTGTATAATTAATTGTGCCTTGTGTATTATTAGAATATGATCTAGCACCACCAACCAATCTATATCTTCTTACGTTACCAACACCATCATCATCTAAAAAAAATATATTTGTAGTATCACCACTAATTTTAAATCCCGTTGATTCTAAAATACCACCATTTACAGCATTATAACCTGAAACTGGATTATATAATCTATTTCTAAAATATATGTCATATCTTGTTGAAGAATTTAAAGTAGGTTCAAAAGTTTTTCTTATTTTAATTGTAGTTATATTTGAAACAATACTTGTATCTGTATCATCAATTAAACCTAAAACTTTAGAATATCTAAAAATACTGTCAAATTGTTGTAAAGTATTTGTGTTATAGTTTGTAAGTGTTGTTAGTACATTTGATTTTAAAGTATCAGCCGATTTAGTAGTTAATCTAGTATCGTATTTAACTGTGCTTGTAATTAATACTGAAGTTGTTTCAGGATCAACAATTACAGGCCTTACAGAAGCAACATTATATGGTTTTAAAGCTGTAATTATATTTTGTTTTGTAGAATTTGTTAATGTAGAACCACTGGCTGCTTTAATTGCTATTTTAACTGTTCCGTAAACAGGAGTTTCATCATCTTCACCACCCCAAGCACTGACTGATATAGCATTTGGATAAATTGATTTAACTAAAGTTTCATAATCAGAAGTTGTAACGGCACGATTTTGAGCTGAGTAACTTAATGGTGCATTAAAACGAATTGACTCTTTTGATTCAGCAGCAGAACCACCTTGTGATGCTGAATTTGTGGTAATTGTTACATTAGAAAAACCACCAATAGTTGTTGCTAAAGAAAATGAAGAAGCTCCATTTGACTCATCTCTATTTGTAACAACGTATTCTAATATTACTATGTTACCATCTTGTAAAGCTGCACCTAATACTCCATCTCCAAAATAAACTTCAAATTTACCATCCTCTATTTCTTGTAAAAAATAAACCTTAGAAGTATCTGTTACATTGTTGTAACCTCCCGCTAATGAGTAAATATTTGTTGTAGTATTTGTTGAACTTGTTTGTACCGATACTTTTAATGTTCTGGTATCTGCATTTGCACTTTGAATTATAAATTTTTGATCAGGATCGTTTACATCAACAGTATATCTAAATGTTGTTAAAGTTCCTTCATAAATTTCTACATCTGAAAAAAGAAAAACACCGTTTGTTGGTGTAATTGTATAATCTTCATTAGTTACATATTGATATGATACACCATTTACACTTGTTGTAAAAACTGTTCCTTTATTTAATGTTAAAGTTGAACCTGTAGCATCATTTACTTCTATATCTAAACTGGCCACTGGCGATCTTACAGAAGATGGCGTGTAATTTAACATTTTAGCAATTGACACAATATTTTTTCTTATGTCAGCACTGTCTAAGTACATTTCATTTGCTAACATATTAGCATTGAAACCTAGATAATGAGTATTGTAAGCAAGTATATCTAAAAGAATGGCAAAACCAGAGCCTTCAAAATTATAATCTTGAAATTCTGATTGACTTTGTAAAAATGTTTTTAAATTGGCTTTGACAGCATCAAAATCAAAATCTGATACTTCTAATTTATTACTTGCCATATTATCTTAGTCTTTCTAAAAATGTTTGTACTGTAACCAATTCAGTAGAACCAATAACATAAAAATAAATGCTTAAATCGTATGAATTTCTATCAATATCAGGTCTTGCTGATACTTGAACCAATTTAATTCTCGGTTCAAAATTTTGTAACACCTCGTGTACTTTTCTTTGTAAATTTAAAGCGGTTAATGGTGTCATTAATTCAAATAACATCGCTCTTATGTTAGAACCTATTTCAGGATGAAAAGGTCTTTCAAAGTGTGATGTATTAATTAAATTTCTTACACTTCTTTTAACAGCTTCAACGTCTGTTAACTTATTTACATCATTTGTAACCGTATTACGACCGAAATCTAAATCTAAATCTTTATATTTAACTGTAGCTCTTTTACTTGTATTTAAAGAACCGGCATCGTAATTTGGCATATTACTATATTTATATCAAATCATCAGGCGATTTACCGTTGTGATATAATTTAAATTCTTCTATATAATCAGGTATAGTAGGCGTAGTAAACGTAATAAATTTATCTTCATATATACCAAAATTATCAATCCACACTTTTATTTTGTAAGTTGTTGAAGCTTCACAGTTAAACCTAATAACTTGTAAATACTCAGATTGTGTTTTAAACATATTGACGTTTTCTGGTGGATAATTCTTTGAATGCAATTTTGTATTGTTTAAATATAATTCACAACCAAATTTTAATGTATTAAATTCAACTATGTTTGAATTATTATTGTAAAAACCTATATGCACATCTATGTAGGTATAATTATGATCGTTATTTAATTCTGAAACGATCCACTCATTAGATAATACATTTTTTTTAATTTTTATATTGCTCATATTAGTTTGATATTGGATATCTTATGTAACAAACTCCACCTTGTCCGTTTGCATTACCATAATTTCCTGCATTTAAAGGATCTGAACTATTGCCTGCATTACCTCCATTATCTCCATTAACAACCGTTTCTGCAAAACTGGAACCTCCACCACCTCCGCCGGCAGCAGCATCACCTCCGTGAAAATTTCCTATGGCGCCGCCATTATAACCTCCGCCTCCACCTCCTCCGCCACTTTGATCTCCGCCAGGTGTGTAGCCATCTTCACCATTTTGGCCGCCTTGATTTCCTGATGCTCCTCCACCAGCGCCTGTACTTGCTGAATTGCCTGAATTTCCTCCTCCGCCACCAGCTCCTCCTGAACCTCGGCCTCCTCCTTCACCGCCACCGCCTCCGCCCCCGCCGGCAGCAGCAACTAAAATTGTTCCACTTCTTAATAAAAAAGTTCCTCCTCCACCTCCGCCTCCGGCTCCAGAACAACCTCCTGTTCCTGCACCTGAACCATTGCCGCCTCTTCCTAAAAGTGGGCCAGTTCCTCCTGCAGCTCCATTTCCTACAGTACATCCACTTGTAGCTGTTGATCCTCCGCCACCAACACTTACATTTAAAGTTTCTTGTGTTACAGATAATGCTGAAGTACGAGCGTAAGCGCCTCCGCCTCCGTTAGCCCCTGCACCTGAACCTGATCTTCCTCCTGCAGCTCCCCACATAATTACATCTACAGTTGCTCCTCCTGGAGCAAAAGTAATTATAAAATTTCCTGAAGTTCCTGGATCAAATCTATGTACGTTATATGTTATTGAACCTATTGTTTGTTGAAAAATTGTTCCTCCAGTAGCCTCTATAAAGGATTGGCCTCCACTACCTACTAATAAAGGGTATACAGTCATAAATTATTTTATGAAAGGCCGCCGCCATTAATAACGTAAGTATCTGTACCTACACATAATAATGTTGCAATACCTCTTTGTGCTAAAGTTCTACTGCCTGTATTTGCCGTGCCAGCTTGATAAATTGTTACACCAGCGCCTTGTGTAATTGTAATTGATGATGATGAATTATTAAATATTGTAACGTTTTGTCCTGTTGTAAATATTCCTGTATTTAAAGTAACGCCAGCTGTTGTTGAAATGTGTTTTCCGTGATCTGAATTTTGTAAAACGTAACTTGTGGTTTTTGTTTCTTGTGGAACACTTCTTATTTCACCTTTAGTGTCAGATAATGTAGCAGGACTACCTGCAGATATGAAACCTGCACTTGTTATAGTGCCTGTAGTTATTATATTTCTTGTAGTAGTATTACCATTTGCTAATACACGGTCAATATCTGTATCTTCATACAAATCACGTATATTTTCATCCATTTCAGCATAAGTTAACGCTGTACCTTTTGTACTTCTTTTAACTATTGTCATTCTGTATTATCTCCGTTATCATTATAATAAATTCCAATGTAACTTTGAAATGAATTACCTAATATGCCTGGATTTTTATCAAAATAATCAAAAGCTACGTATTCAAAACGTTCGGTTTCTGCTTTTGTTGGTTGACTAGTAAATGTTAAACCTGAAGCATCTAATTCTGCCATATTATCCTGCAAATACGTTAGGAGAACCACTGGCTGATTTGTTTGCTACCCAACATCCGTGTCCACTCGTTGCATCTTCTTTTCTGTGAACGCCAATACCGTTTACAAACACAGAACTACTTCCTTCTACAGCTACATCTGAACAAGCACATTCATCTCCTATTCTAACTACAGCAGCACCGTTTATAAAAACATTTTCCGAACCTGTTTTATAAGGAGTTTGATGATAGGGAGCAATTATACAAGCGTGACCAATATGTTTATCTAATTCAACTCTGGAAATTGCTGGCATTTTATCTTCCTTGGCCTCTATATGCTTTAAAACTTCTTTTTTTGTGTTTATTCATCATAGATTTACTTAAAAATCCTCGGCCAATGCTTGTTCTTTTAGGTTTACTAGATTTTTTTAAAGAAATTGTGTTTCCTGCAACTTTTCTTGCCATATTTACTATTTAGTGTGATTTTTTTGAGCGAATCAGTGATTTTTTTGAAAAAAATACAAGAACAAAAATAGTCCGATAAAAAATAATGAGTAAGTTATTGATTTTATTGACATATTTCTTTAAAAATTTGTCGTTTTTCGCTTGTTTTATTGATTTTTACGTGTTATATTATATGTATAAACAAAAAAAATAATAAAAAATATGAAAAAATACAAAGATATGTTAAATGAAACTAAAAAGTATATCGTTACTTGGGAAGTTGATTTTGACAATGTCTATAAAACTATTGATAATGTTGTTATGGCAAAAGATGAGAATGAAGCTGAAAAGGTTTCTGAAAAACTACTTGACAAATACCTTGAAAAAAGAACTAAACAAATGGATACTGGTATTAATGAGGTAGAATTAGATACTGTTAAAGTTTATGATAGTAGAACTGATGGCGATATAAAAGTTAACAGCTTTTCAGAATACAAGAGAGCATAAATTATGAACAAAGACGATATAAAATCCTTGCTTTTAGCAGGTTCTATTGTAGCCGGTTCATATATTTTGTTCCTTGTAGGCGCAAAATATATTGTAAAGTACGCTGAAGCAACTTGTATAATTGGTTGTATATGAAATTAAACGCTGAAAAACACGAATTAAAACATATGGGTTTAAATGCGTGGGGTAAAAAAATGTTTTTAGTAAGATATAACGGATTTTCTAACGTTGTAGCTGAAGATGAAATTGAGGATTGGTGTGATGAGGTAGACGAATTACAACTTACCAAATCTTAATACTTTATTTAAGTCTAAATTTCTTAAAAATACCCACACAGTCATTGTAGGTTCCCAACCTAATTTTATCAATTCGCTATTATCACTTGCATTACTTTCAGCTTCGCAAGGGTCACCTTTTTTTAAAGGCACTTTAA